ACCACATGCTTCCATTCGCCGTGTGTCTGTTTAGCATACCAAAATTTATGCTTTGTTAGCACGGAGAAATCTGTCCCATTCTTTGTTGTTCATTACAAGCCAAAAGTATGTCTTCTCACTGTACAAATATATCTTAGGCCATCTGCCAGTGAGTATATAGTAAGGGCAATCTAGATATTTGTCAAGCTCTAATAAAAACTTGTGATTTATCCTTTGATCACGTATGTCTATCTCAAAGTTTTCTATGTCCAAGTTTTTACTCAAATAATGGTGACCACCTTCAGTAAGCCTTAGGCCACCCGATTCTCTTATGTTATACCAAAAGAAAACATAGATATCACGTTCAGAACCTTCTATTCTGCCCGCTTTTATGAATGCATCTGTGTACTGTTTTTTAGTTTTTACGGAAATATCTTTTTGCCCTTGTCTAAGAGCACAACACTAAAGTCCTCACAATTGAACTTGGTGTTTAGTTTCTTAGCAAGGTTAATGGCATGCCCTGGATTTGAGAAGGATACTTTTTTATACTTTGGACCAGGATAGCTGATCAACATGTTTGAACTTTTCAAATTGATAGGTTGATTTTGGTAGTAAACAGCCCAAATACCTTCGCTAGCCAACACTTGTTCGCTTTTATAGGTTTCTCTGTCTACTTTTTCTAATAGCACTGTGGGCTTTGGTCTACTCATATCATTCTCATAGTATATAACTATTTATGAGTTATATGAGTAGTTTATAGATTTTTTACCAATTGGGTGCTACGATTTCAATACTTTCTGCTTGTCTAGTTTTTTCAGCAATCAGTTGATCTTGCAGTTGTACACAATACTCCAGCAGATCTTGATATTCACGTGCAATCTGTTGTGCTTCTGTGCGATTTACAGTTAGCACATCAGTCTTAACAGTGGTGCATCTCTGCGCAAATCTGCTCAATGCTGGAGTATTAGGCAATCTCATCGTGCTAGTCTTAGTGCTTCCTGCATCTCAAGCCTTGTTTTAAATGGCCCTTTGTATTCATTGCGTGTTAGTGATATTAACTTTGGACTGTATGCAGGACGCCAGCCACCATTGTCAAAGTTAACAATGTAGTATCCTGCACAGAAAAAGCAGGTGCTTTTCTCTTGCTTGGTGTATATTGGCAGTTTGCGTTTGAGATCATATATGTCATTGAATGGTTCTGTTTTAGCAGGATACCCATGCACTTCATACTCTTTTTTCTCAACAGCACTGTCAACTTGTGCTTCAGCAAAACTGATGTTTGTGAGATCACCTTTGTTCTTTACACGAATATTCTTGTTTTTTACAGTGAGAATATACTCATCATCATAGCGTAGTGTGCCAACTTTTTCGCCATTCTTCTCTACAATCCAAAACTTGTCTTGTACAATTGGCTTAGCCTGATACTGCATCATACCCTTTACCCAACCATTCTGCGTATTTTGTTGCATCATCTGCGATGCGTTTTAGTTCATATTTTCCGCAGTACTTTAAAAACTTTGCACCTACCATAGGATGCTGTTTGCGTACTGCTTGTTCTGTGATACGTTCATCAATGTACTGTTTAATTTCTGCAGGCTGTGCTGTAAGATCTACCAGTGTAACATTGCGATTGTAGTCATCTAACACACGATGTTCTTCACCATTGTGATCTACCCAACGTTGCAACATCATGTTGTTCCAATTGTACCCTTTACTTTCTCTGTCTTCATATGCTTGCAAGAGTCCAATTTTGTTTTTCGTGCCCTTCGTTCTAACACCTGGATAGGCACTAAAGACATTGTCAGTAGGATCTCCGCGCATGCACTTCTCAAACAACAACCATTTAGGGTCCGGAGCAGGCTTTGGTTCCTTTGTTTTCTTGTCCATGACGGGCCTGTTCTGATCATCAAATATTCCTTCAATAGTAATCATGTGGTTAGCAACACCGTTGTACTGTTGCACATTCTCACTGAGTAACTGCACAAAGTCTGTGTCACTGCTGACTATAGTGTGTTTGTCTGTGGGGTGTCTATCAATCCAACGTGCAATCAAGTCATCTGCTTCTGCAATATCACACCGTAATACTGTGCAGTTTGTTTGCTCTGTAAGAAACACTTTAAGATCGTCAAATGCTTCCCAAAACAGTTTGTCTTCTTCTTGTTCACGTTCAGTGAGAGCCGCTCGAGCAACAGCACGATTCTTTTTGTAAGGCTCGTAAAAATCCTTGCGCCAACTACGCCCTTCCAAACAAAACACCACATGATCTGCATTTGCTTTGCGATATGCACTGTTTACTGCACTCATTGTCACATGAATAGCAAAGCCAAGTTTAGTCCACATGTCCATGCCACGTGATGCCACATGCCTAGCTCTAAAAAATGTGTTTGCTGTATCTACTAGTAGATAACTTGTCATCTTATCACTCTTGGTTGTACTACACTTCGAATAGTTTTTATAGTAACATCATTTGTAGTATCTGTCAACCTTGGAAGTAGATGTTTGTACCAACCTATGTGTGCGTCTCTTCCATAATGATAACTGCCATATCTCACAGGCTTGTAATTGTTTTGTGAACACCATGAATTGTAAGTGCTTGCTTCGTTGTACGGATCTATGTAACAGTTATGCCAATCTAGTTTATCTTGTACATGTGGTCTAAACCAACTGTATGTGTTAAAGAATAAATGTCGTATTCCTGCGCTTTGTAGCGTTGTGTGTAGGTCGTATATCTTTGTATGCCATTCAAGTTGCTTACGATCCAGTTCCTGCATTGTTTGATTTTGCACCCAGCTCTTGTACTGTTCTACTAAGTGTTGTGGCACAGAATCTGTACCACCTGCAGTAACTTGGTAGTATGTTTCTCCGTCTTGCCATTCTTCCCTGTCCCAACTGGTCCAACCTATGAGCACAAACACATCCTGTTTGCGATTGTCTTGCAGAAATTGTTGTGTTGTGCGTAGTATTCTTGCATTGCTACTACCGCTTTCTGCATCCAAATAGAACCCTGCATTTAAACTTTGTGCAAGTTTGTATCCAAATGTGTGAGGAATACAAGCAGGATGTGGACGACGTCCTAGGTGTTTGTAGGCAGGATCGTCATCAGCAAATGCATAATTTTGTTCTAGTTCAGCACCAGCAGTATGACTGTCGCCATTAACATACAGTATCATCGATATTCGCTACGCCCATTGCCCAAGTCGTTGCGTTCTACCCTAGCGTTAGGATCAGCCATTTCTTTTTCGTATGTTTCCATAACAACATTGCGACACACATCTTGGAACCAACGATCTACCATGTCTTCTTCATTCTCATCTCTGTAGCCTGCTTTGTACAGTTTCTTAATAAAGATTTCATTCCAGTCTAGTTCAAATGCACCACTGCCAGGGTTGTCAGGATCAACCTCAACACTCAGTACTGCCACATAAGGTTCTCCCTTTTCTGTGGCAATTTCTTTTTCTGTTTTCTTTTTGCGTGGCTTGGACTGCGATACTTTTTTAGCAGCACCCAGTCCAATTGCTTTTTTAGCATCATCTAGTATGCCCATTACATACCTGCCTTTCTCATTTTATCAATGTCTATGGGTTCTTTCATAGCCTTCTTGTGTGCTTCATTGGTATAGTTTTTAGGTTCCCCAGGCATTTCCGAATAGGCTAATGTGGAGTCTTGGAGTAAATCTCCATCCTCTTTCCATACAGGCTTCTGCCACGTCTTTAACGTTGAGGGAATATTCTTCACTGCGTCCGCCCATTGGCATAAGGTAGACCGGACATTGGACTCCGGCGTCCCTATAAGCGTCCACAGCCCTTGCAACTTCATTGAAATCATCCTCACTAGCGACAACAAACTTGAGATACATGTCACTACCGTCAACAAGGCTATACTCGCGAGCAACAGCAGGCAGGATAGCAGTTTCCCAAGGTTCTCCGCTAACACTAAGTTTTGGGGAACAACTCCAAGTGACTGTAAATTTGTCTTGGTCGTTGAGATAGTTGAAGAAATCATCGTGCAACTCTTGTGTAGTGTTTGTTTCAAATGTGACATTTTTCAAATCCTTCATACGTGGATGCTCAAATAAATCTATGTAGAGCTTTTGCCAAGCTAACAAAGGCTCTCCGCCGGTTAATATTAAATGAATATCTTGGCCATTGTCTTGTGTCCATTTACCATTGGGAGCAAGTGATAGCAAATGTTCAACCACTTCATCTACTTCTGCAAGTTTATTGAAGTGTTTAAACTCTGGGTAGATACTTGCATATGTATCACACCCTGTGTGAATAATAGGCAAGTCATTAAACTCTTTTGTAGTTTCATGTACGCCTGCATCAATAAGTGCTTTTACTTCTGCATTGTATCGCTGACCTTCTTTGTGTTGTTCCCACCGATCTTTTTTTGTATCAACTCCAAAGTTCATACAACGGAAGTTACAACCAAAGGTACGTAGGAACACACTGGGTACTCCTACGAACTTGCCTTCGCCTTGAACGCTATAAAACGCTTCACTGTATCTAAGTTTCATCACTGAACCTTTCTTTGCGTGTAAACCATGGTGTATAGATTGCACTGTTTGCACCATGTTCGCTACACTCGCAACTTTCACAACTCACACGACCATCTGTTTGTTCACGCACCAACTGATCTGCAAAGCGCCATGCATGCTCTGCAAACTTTTCTGCACCAACACCATCAAGTATGGTAAGTTGAGCAAGTCCCTTTGCTTCTAGTTCTTTGAGATCATCCAGTTTAGGATCTGCACTGTCCAGTACAACCTTGTGATCAAAAGTGTCTTCTAGCCATTGTTTTAGAGGTTTGAGTCCTCCAAAGTCTTGCACCCAATTTCGATGATCAAGATCAACAGCACTGAATACAAATTTAAATGCTAGACTGTAGCCATGTAAGAACCTGCAGTGTGAATGATCTGCATGTGGTTGACGAAACACTGCACTGAGTCCAATGTTGTGTCCATATGTTTTTGTTGAATAATGCGGCATAGCGGCCTACTCCTTTCGTTGTAGGTCGGAATGTTTAAAGACGGACGATCCTATGACGTCTGTGTGTATTGTACACTTATTCGGATGGTTTTGCAAGTTTTTTCTCAAGAATATCTGTTTTAACTGCTTGGAAAGCCATAACGCTACGCATTTCTTTGCATCTACGTTGTGGACCTTTGCCAATGTGTGGTATGCTGCTATCAAATACCACCAGTTTGCGAGGAACATACACACTGGCTTTGACCAAGTCGTCAAAGTAGAAAACAGTTTCTCCGCCCCAGTTTAGTTCCCAAGTTTTGTCTGTGTACAGCACACCAGTTATGCTTTCTCCTGCACTTGGCCAATCTGTGTGTATGTCACCATCTAACCCGAATGTGTTTGCACTGGCCATGTTACGAACCATAGTATAACTGTCATTGCAAAATTGTTCCATAAATCTATCACCCAGCGTCTGCACAATGTCAGGAGCACTTTCGTGGTAGTCACGTTCTTTGAGATGATAAAAACCTTGGAACCACTGTGG